GCCTGCTCAATCCATTCGGTGTTTATCCTGAGATGGACCGCTTTGGTCGTTGTATCTCAATAACTCAAGTCATCAATACCGATGCAGAATCATTGGCGATGCAGTATCCAGAGTTCTACAACCAGATTGTTGCTAAGAACCAATACGCATCTGGCTCTCCATATATCACGATGATTCGTTATCACGACAAAGACCAAGATTTGATTTATGTACCAGATCGCAACAACTTGGTTTTATCAAACCTACCTAACCCAACGGGTAAGTGTATGGCTCGTGTTGCTGTTCGCTCATCTCTTGATGGTGAAGCACGCGGTCAGTTCGATGATATCTTGGCTGTACAGCTTGCTCGCGCTCGCTTTGCAGTATTACAGATTCAAGCAGCAGAGAAATCTATTCAGGCTCCTATTGCTATTCCACAAGATGTGCAAGAACTTGCCCTTGGCCCAGATGCCATTATGCGCTCTGCTAATCCACAGGCAATTCGCCGTGTACCGCTAGAACTACCACCTGGAGTCTTTACTGAATCTGGTGTACTAGAGCGTGAACTTCGTCTTGGCGCTCGTTATCCAGAAGTTCGTAGCGGTAACGTTGATGCCTCTATCATCACAGGTCGTGGAGTTCAAGCGCTTCAAGCAGGATTCGATACTCAAGTTCGTGCAGCACAAGCACAGTTTGCACGCCTGTTTACTGAACTTGTATCACTCTGCTTTGAAGTAGACGAGAAGATTTTCGGCAACATCCAGAAAGAAATCAAGGGTGTTGATGATGGTACTCCATTCAATATGAAGTACATCCCAAATAAACAAATCAATGGCGAATACGGCGTAGATGTTCGCTACGGCATTATGTCGGGAATGAATCCAAACAACGCCATCATTGCTTTGCTACAGATGCGTAGCGATAAACTTGTTAGCCGCGACTATGTACGTCGCGAAATCCCAATGGAGCTCAATGTCACTCAAGAAGAACAGCGTGTGGATATTGAAGAGATGCGCGATTCTTTGCGTGTTGCTGTTGCTCAATACGCTCAGGCCATTCCAGCACTTGCAGCCCAAGGTCAAGATCCTTCTCAGATTGTTTCCAGAATCGCTGAAGTTATCAAAGGTCGTCAAAAAGGATTACAACTAGAGACTATTGTGGAGAAGGTATTTATGCCTGAACCCGTAGAACAACCAGAAGTGCCAATGGGCGCAGAAGTTCCAGCAGCAGGTATGGCCCCCGTTCCTGCCTCGCAGCCAACTCCAGAACAAATGGGTGCGGCCCCTGCTGCTGGCTCTCGTCCAGACATTGCTCAATTACTCGCATCTATTGCAGGGTAGGGAGGTGTGAAATGAAAAAAGGTGGTCGTGCAAAGGCTTCAGTAGCCAAGCCAACAGAAGGCTCAAAGAAGGCTCCAATGCCAAAGGGTGGTGCAGTCAAGTTTGGCTTTGCTGCTAAGGCTCGTAAAGGCAAGAAGGCTTAGTGTTACTAGAGAGGATAGAGCGTGGACGAAGATAAAGATTACGTACCGCGCTCTATTACTCTCGCTGATTTCTTAGTAGTTTTCTCAGGTTTATTTATGAATATAACGCGAGCTGTAGAGATGTTCGCATCAGAGATTTTAGATTTAGCAGTGTATAACGCAAATAGAAAAACAAAAGTTTCTAAAGTGTGGGAACAATTCACATCAGATTTAGAGAAGATGGAGGACAATAATGGCTAGAGGGCCAATGGCAGGCGTATCAGGTCCTGGCAAGTTCTCCAAGAGAACAGATGGATTATCATTTCAATCAACCGAATACGGTTCAGGTGTAGAGAACGCCGCTATCAAGTCAGGCGCTCCACTTGCAAGAACTGCTGACGTACGTGGCGCTAGAGCATCCGATGTTCGCGCTGCTGCAGCAGGTGCTCCAGTAACTCCATTGTATGCACCAACAGAGCGTCCAGGTGAGCCTATTACTACAGGCATTCCAATGGGCGATGGTGCAGGGCCAGAAGTTTTAGGTATGAACCAACCAACTATTGATACTGATACTGATTTGCAAAGACTTGTATCGTACTTGCCAGCGCTTGAGGTAATGGCTCAATCTCCTAATTCAACTCAAGCATTCCGTAATTATGTAAGGATGCTCAGGGCTAACCTTCTATGAGTGAACGCGAGATAGCGCAACGTATCTATAGTGAACTGCAGAAGAAATACAACCCTTCTGCTTTCGACACAATGGGTGCTTTCAATCAACTTTATAATGGCGAAAAGGTCAACTCTTTAGCTGTACCTATGGATGTAGCCAAGGCTATAGATCCAACAGGTCGTCAAGAGTTTATTGACGCATACCGTCGTCAACAGGCTTATCGCGCTCAACAAGCAAAGCCACCTGGATTTTGGGGCAAGTTATTTATAAAGCTGGAAAAGGCTTATAACCTTGCAGCGCAAGGCGTATCTTTTGGTATCTTGTTAGGCGAGACAGAGACTAATCCGTTATTTGAAGGTAAAACAGTAAATCCTGACAATATACGAAAGTCTTGGGAAGCGGCTCGTACTGTATCTCCAGGTCGTGCTTTAGTTAGAACTATCGCAGGACAACCTATTGACCTTATTGAGAACGCTCTCAACGCTGTCACCTTAGGTAAGAGCCGTGATAAAACAGAAAAGTTTATCAAGGACCATCTACTTTTTGCTGCTAATGATTTTGATATTTACCAAAAAGAACAAGCAGAGGAAGCCTTCCGCGAGCAAACATTTGGTCGTTGGTCGTCATTTACTACAGATGTAATTGCTCGCTTTGTTATTGACCCAACCATTGTTGGCGGTAAAGTAGTAAAGGCTGCTAAAGGCTTTGGATACGCAACCGAAGGTGTTGGTTATGTAAAAAGCGCCCTTGCTGGCGAGGAGACAACTCGTAAAGCAAAAAAGGTAAAAGCCAACTTTGAGAATTTTGTTGAGAGTACCGATGGTCTAGATGCAGCAGATTTGTTTCGCGTCAAAGCAATTCGTGAATCTGCCAACCCTGCAACTCTTGCAGATGTACTTGCTCAAGCAAACAAGATTGAAGATGTAGCAGCACGCCATAAAGCCAAGGCAGATATTATTCTATGGGCGCAAGGTGATGCTCAAGCGGCTGGTAATCTTATTGCTCGTCACGAAGATATCTCAGCTCGTATCGCAAATCTTGAAGATGAGATTACAGCGGCTAAGTATCTAGGTTCATCAACCGATAAGACAACAGGTCAGTTGACTATGGATCTTGTCAACCAAGGTGACAACCTAGAGAAGAACCAGATACTTCTCAAGACTCTACAAGCAGAACTTGATGAAACCTATAAGACTTTAGACCTTGCTGGCTCTCTAAGTCCTAATGCAGTACCACGCTTTGGTGTTACAACTAAAGCACGTCAATTTTTGACATTTTCAAATGATACAGCAGTTGGTAAAAAGTTTACTGATTTACGCAATGGCGCAGCAGGACCAGTGGTTCGTTTCCTACAGGGCTTTGCATACAAACGTCCTCGTGGCTGGATTGACTTTACTGATAATCAATCTGTTCAGACTCTTGATAATATGCTCAACAGGGTCCGTGATTTCTCAACACAGCAAAAGAGGCTTTACGCAGAAAAGGTAGACAGTCTAAAAACTAGACTAGAGGTTGCAAAGACTCCAGAAGAAGCCAAGGTTATCAAGCAAGAGATAAACAAACTTGAGGCAGATGTAAAGCAGGCAGAGTTTTCGATAGAAAAGCGTAATGCTTTATTTGATAAATATACCTCTGCTCCAGATGCAGATGCTAGAGCTGCTGCCTATATTGAGATTGAAGAAGAGTTATTTAGCACAGTTGCTCGTCAGTTTGGTTTTACAAATGAGCAGGATGTTCTTGCTGCGTGGCGTAAATACTCTACAGCACGCAATAGCGCACGTAATCTCATTCGTGAACGTGCCTATACTGGCGCTGGAACTAAGACTCCTGAAGGACAATTCATCCCAGCAGGCGCTAAAGTGTCACCAATCGAAGGTGCAGAGGGAACTCTAAACGTAGTAGCCCTACCTTTGAACGAAACACAACTACTTAGACAGCTTCCTACCCTTGATATTGACCAAATGTATAACTCTTTGATGAGATATACACGAGCACAGCGTGGCAAGCCCTATGAAATGGGTGCTATTGCACAGAGTAAGTTGATGAACATTGGTGATGGCCTAGACTCTCTGCTCAAGTTTGAGGTTTTGGCCCGTGTTGGCTACCCAATTCGTAACGTAACTGAAGGTTATATGCGAATTATGTCAACAGTTGGCCCTATGGCGATTATGAATCGCGTTGCCTATGGCCTTGGGGCTGCAGGAAAGAACATAATCAACTCTAAGTTCAAGAATGCTTCCATAGATGACGTATTCAAGTGGAGCAATGGCGTAAAACTAGAGACAAAAAAGCAACAACTTGAAGCACTTATGGAAGTTGCTGAAGATCCAGATGTAATTGCTAAGCAAATTGCTGAGATTGATGCGATGCTCGCTGGAAAAGTACCAGTAGTTGATAAGTTTGGTATGGGTCTAAATGAAATTCGTATCGGTAATAAGGTAGTTACTGTAGAAGATGCACTTGGTGCTACACCGCAACAGGCTGCTTATATCCGCGATAGATTTATTACCAATGCTTCGCAGATTGTTGATGACCATTTCACTGAAGCGAATAAGGCTTTCCGTAGTTCTTTTGAAACTACAGGTGACTGGGTTATTATCAATGGAAATGATGAAGGCTGGGAACAAGCATACCTTCGTGTAGTAAACCGCCAGATTCGCGGTTCTAAACTTACCCGCATCCTGCTACAAGATAAACCTCGTGAGACTCTTATTGCTGAGGCTAGAACATTCCTTCTAAAGAATCCAGAAGGTCGTAGAATCCTACGCAACCTAGCGCTAGGCCGTGAGGTAGACGACATCATTCAGGCAAACCTAGAGAATATCGATAATATATTTCCTGCCTTTGCTTCAGGATTGCGTCGTGTATCAGCAGAACGCGCTATAAATGCAGACGATATCAAACTATTCTTTGCTAATGCAGCAGATCGTCCTAGCGTCAACGCGGCACAGATATCTAATGCTAACGGCACATCATCTATGGCTAAGAACTGGTCTAAGTTCCAAGAAGGTTTTTACAACATTGTAGGTGAAGCTCCTGAAAGAGCGTTAGTTCGTAACCCACTATTCGTAGATTTATACCGCAAGCGCTTAGAAGCCCTTGTTCGCAATGCTATTGACACATATCCTGGTGATGAAATCCCAGCATTGTACTTGCGTAAACTTGAATCTAATTCACGTCAGTGGGCTAGAGCTGAGATGCGTCGTACCCTTTATGACACATCAGAGCGTGTTGAAGCGGCAGCGACCTTGCGTTATATCTTCCCATTCTTTGGCGCATTTGCTGACGTTGCTGAGAAGTGGGGTCGTATTATCCTCAATGACCCATCAGTAATCCGCAAACTACAGACAATTTATGAATCACCAGACCGTAGTGGTATGGTTGAAGAACGTGATGGAATCAAATACATCAACATTCCTGGTGAATGGGCAAAGCGTTTAGGTCTTGGAGATCGTCCTCGTGCTATTCCCAAGCCATCACTGAACCTTATCTTCCAAGGTGGAGCGTGGTGGAATCCAGGTGCTGGATGGTTTGTTCAAGCACCGTTATCTATGATAGTAAAAAGAAATCCTAAGTTAGAAAGAAACTTCCTGACAAAAGAAGTTCTACCTTATGGACCGCAAGGTACTGGGTGGAAAGATATCCTTGTCCAATCTGCTGCAGCACGTAAGGCCCTGCAGATATTTGAGCCAGAAGACCCACAGCGTCAAAACCTAACAGTTCTTATTGCTGCTGAGGAAAATGCTAAATATGACTCAGGATTGCGTGACACTATCCCTACTGCAAAAGAAATCAATGACAAGGTTCGTAAAATCTTGGTACTTGATGTTGCATCACGCTTGACGCTTCCTTTTGCTACCAATACCCGTAGCCCATATCAAGTATTTATTGATGAATACCACAGATTGCGTGAAGAAGATCCTCTTACAGCAACTGAGAGATTCTATCAGATGTATGGTGACGACTACTACTACTTCACCACATCATTATCAAAGAACAATACTGGTATTGCCGCAACTATTGAGGCGGATGAAAGAGCAAAACAATATTCAGATTTGATTGCAAAGAATCCAGAGTTTGGTTGGTTTGTCGTAGGCGATGCTAACGCTGGTGAATTTTCACCTGGAGTCTACAAGAGGCAACGCGAATTAGCAGTAGCGCCTGGTAGCACAACCAAGTTCCGTGAATCTCAGGACGCTTATGAGGCTATCAGAGATACCAAAGTTGAAAAAGGTTGGATTACCTACAACAAAGGTATCGACAGGATTGAAGCAGTTCGTATTGCTCGTGGACTCAAGAGCCTTGAATCTGCTGGCGCTGAAGATTTGAAACTTGCTAAACAACAGTTTATTGCAGATCTTGAAGCAGAGAACAGAGAATGGGCAGACGCTAGAGGAAAGATTGATATAAACAAAGTCAATACTTTCTTGCGTTATGCAAGAGATATCACCAACGACTCTCGTCTAAAAGACCGTCCTGATATCAAGACTATGGCTGAATATTTAGCGGGAAGAGAAAGAGTGCGACAGGCTCTAGCAACCCGTGATAGCCAGTCTTTAGATAATGCAAACAATGCTGATATCAAGGCAGCGTGGGATGAATTTATTGGAGAACTCATTGACAGAGATGTTACGTTCAACAGAATTTATACACGAATTCTTGAAAGAGATGATTTGAGGAAAGGCTTCTAATGGGCGCGTATGACAATTTAGAGAGTAACTTATCTGGTGAAACAGGTA